GTATTAGGGACTCAAATGGATATGCGCGGGATCGTCCGTGTCATACCTCGAGGGTGTCCAGGTCTAGCGTTACCACCTGTGAGTATCCCGTCTGGAGTGAGAAGTCAGGGGAGCGAAGCCCTGCAACGGGATGGTGAGCCGGATAGCAAGTCGGCGGTGGAGGAGGATTTGATCCCACAGAGGGCGGTTCTTCTGCTAACATCTGTGGTGGATGTCGTAATCCCGAACATACACGCCTTCGTGGGTAGTGTCAAGTTCATCAGAAGGAGTCTCCTTTACGGGGGCTCTTTCTGTGTGTAGGGTGTTACACATGACTGATCGACGGAAGCCTTATCTCGTGGTTGTTGATGATCTGCCTGATGCTCCTGCACCGTCCAAGAAGATGATGCGGAGGATGGGGGAGTGGTTGGAGGCGGCTCGGAGGGAAGGCCCGAACGTCATCATCATCTGGGGGAGAGGCCCTCGATGATGCGACCAGGACAGAGGATGACTTGCGTGATTTGCGCAACTTGTGGCGATGTGTATCGCGAGCTCTCTTGGATCCAGCCTTGCCTCGAGGTGGGGATGGGTGAATCTGTCGCGTTCGTTGAACGGGGCTGCATGTGCGGTTGGGTAGCTGTCGGCGTCATTGCGATCGGTGCCGACGAGATGCGTATGGTCGAAGCCGCCTACGCCGTCGAATCGATGTTCCCCCTCACCGATATGTGATACAGTCGTCGGTACCCGATGCCAAAAGGAGGCAAAACATGGGTACCAGACAGAGCGAAACGCTCGTCACATCCGACTTCTCCGTAGACCGCGGAGGCAACCCGACTGGTGGCACAACCACCATGACCGCCCCAGGGTTCTACAAGGGGAACCAAGACGGCCCTGCCATACTGATTACTTGGCAGAACGGGATCGTTGGTGAGGATGGGCAGACAGGTGCGTTCGTGGAAGATGTCATCGAGGCCGTTTTGCAGCGGCTCCGGTTCTTCCAGACCTCCAAGTTCCGGTGCAGGGAGAACGCCGTGGCGATCACCCACATCGAGGACGGGCTCAACATGCTCGATGCACGCACACGGAAACGTGAGCTCGAGAACGTAGAGAACACCTACAAGCCCCACAGCTCAGAGGAGAAAACGAAATGAGGAGACTCGTAGCAGCAGCATTCGTCATGGCGCTGATGGTTGCAGTACCGGCCCAAGCACAGGAGGCACCCCCGATCGGGTGCGTGGAGGTAGACCTTGAGTGGAGCGGCAACACACCCCTCATCAAAGAAGTCACCTACCGTGACGAAGGCGTGCGAACTGCCACTGTGGGCTCTTTTCTCTGGATCCAGTTCAATTCGGATGGCTCTGCTGACTCGGACAGCAACGTGGCTTCCGTCGAGATCCCCGATGGAGCCCTCACCGCAGCCGCGTGCCTGAGCCAACATGACATCACTTCTACGGACTTCACGGCTGAGACAATTTCAGCTTCCGTAGTCGCGGTGCCGGACTCTGTGCCTCTTGCGGCTGAGACTGTGACGGTATGGGTCGAGATCTATCACAAGGTAGCTCACGGCTGGCTGATCGAATAATGGAAGCAGCGTTCGATCTGGTCTACGGGTTCATCGACTTTTGGGCGGCACTCCTGCTGTTCGGGTGGATCATCCAAACTGGTTACATTCTGCTCAGGAAAGGGTAAGCTGGCAACAGGTTCTCCTCTCAGTGAACCACCTACAAGGGCCCTGGCGCGCGACGGTGCTGGGGCTCTTGTGTATGCTCCTCACGATGGCTCTGACTGACACCACCAAGATCAAGGTCTGCGAAGCAAACGACTGCACCGTTGTTCTCGCCGGTCGCCAACGGAAGTACTGCTCGAGTACCTGCCGCGCTCGCATTGCCTGGAGGCGAAAACATGGGACGATGGATGTCCAAACGAAGTATGGAGAGCTCGCTTCCAACGACCAGTTCCTCAGACGGGGCGATGTCTATGCGATCCTCAAGGATCATCCGATCACGGAACAGATCCTCTCGGGTGAGATCACGATCGGATATGCGGCCGACGAACTTGGCTTCTCACGCACAGCGGTCACGCGCTCGATCGCTGCGATCGTTGTTGACATCCGCGGCGAACAGGGAGGCGACCTCGACCCGACCCAGCTCACAGAAGTACTCGGCCCGTCAGACATAGCTCTCCCCGAACCTGACACTGCCGAATACCAACTGTTCCTCGATGAGCTCGTGTCGGCGTTCATCAGATTCCGAGACACCTACTTTGAGGCGAAACGCAATGTGCCGTTCGTCAACAAGGTGTACCACATCATGTGGATACGGGCCACGCTCCACGCGATCCTCACCGGCTCCCAGCAACTCATCCTCTCCCCACCGCGCCACGGCAAGTCGGAGCTGATGATCCACTTCTCGGTGTGGCTGATCGTCAGGAACCCCGACATCAGGATCATGTGGGTCGCCAAGAACGACTCGATGGCGAAACAGATGTGTGGCTCAGTCAAGGAACACCTCGAGCTCAACACGAAGCTCTGCCGAGACTTCCTTGGGCCGGACAAGAACTACAAGACCCCTGGCAAGTGGGGAGCCCTCGACTTCACTGTGAACACCCGAACGATCATTGGTCAGAAGTCTTACACCATGGTCGGCGTTGGGTGGACAGGAACCATCCTCTCACGCGACTGCGACTTTATTGTGCTCGATGACATTGAGGACGATCGCTCCATCAGGACTCCAGGCGAACGGCAACACACTCGAGAGAAGTTCTCGATCACACTCGACTCTCGTAACGAAGATCACACAGCCGTGCTCATCATCGGATCGAGACAGCACCCCGACGACCTGTACGGGTACCTCATCGACAACTCTGCATGGTCAGCGATTGTCACCCAAGCCCACGACGACGCGTGCGAGATCAACCCTCACGACCTCGACGCACACACGACCTGCATGTTGTGGCACGAACGTCACCCCTACTCGTGGTGGTACTCCAAGTGGCAATCTCAGAAAGAGATGGGGCTCGAACACCTATTCGAGATGGTGTACCAGAACCGGCCGCGGGCCTCCGGCCTCATCGTGTTCCACAAAGAGGCGCTCCTCGACTCTCGTAACCTTGAACGCAAAATGGGTGACATCGACTGGTTCGGGAACCTCGAGAAGCCGATCCTCCTGCACAACATGGTTGGCGGTATGGATCCCGCGGCTGTCGGTCAACAGGCATATTGGCTGTGGCTCTACGACTCGGAAGCCCACAAGGCGTACATGCTTGACGCTGCGATCGATGTTGGTGGTGGCCTCGACAAGTTCAACGAATACCTCAAGAAATGGAAGAAAGCCTACGACCTGATGTGGTGGCTGACGGAGAAAAACAACATCCAACAGGTGTTCATCACCGACTCCAAGATCCGCAAGACCATGGGCAAACTTGGCATCGCACTCGAAGCGACACAGACCGGATCCAACAAACACGACCTCGAGTTTGGGCTCCCAGGAATGGCACGCTGGTTCGAGGAGGGAATGATCGACCTCCCCTACGGCGACGAAGCCTCACAGCAAATGACCGACATCTACATCCGGCAGGCTCTAGGCTACGAGATTGATGCCACGGGGAAAGCCCACAACCGAGGAAAGTCCGACCTACTGATGTCATCGTGGTTCCCATTCAAGGAGCTCCTCCAATGGAGCTACACTGAAATACCGGACATCGAAACGACGTATGAGCCTGCCTTTGCAGAGTATGGTTCCGTGTCAATAGGTAGCGAGGGGATGCCCTGGTGAGAGCCAAGTCAACAACACAGATCAAAGATAGGATGTCAGCGATACGGCTCGCGTACCAACCCTTCCTTGACGATCGCTACCGGATTCGGGCGATTATGAACGGTGGCGAAGCCGGCCTCAAAGCCCTCCTCGGCAACAAAGTCAACCTCCAAACCACCGACCTTCCAGCACTCAACACGTTCCTTTCAGGTGTGACACGACTCGGCCACACGCTCGGCAAGATCCCCGATGTCAAAGCCGACCCGTCACCTACCGCGCGTGGGCTCACGAAAGAAGATCAGCAAGAGAAGGCTGACAAGCGTGGACGGATCGTGCGCAACTATGACGCCCTGCGCCTCACGAAACAGATGCGTCAACACTCACGCTGGCTCCCTGGCTACGGCTACGCCGTGTGGGTATGCACAGAGCACGAAGATTACGAAGGCAACCTCTACCCGATTGCTGAGTCCCGTGACCCGATGAACACCTACCCTGGATTCTGGTCACACACAGAAGATCCGTCCGAGATGATTACCACTCGGTATGTGCCAGAGGACATCATGCTGGAACGGTACGGGATCTCAGCTACCGGCTCGTTCGGCCAGATCCAGATCGCAGGCCAGAACTACGGGCAATCCGCCTACACCACTGGTGTCGAGGTGATCGAATACTTTGACGAAGGCCACACCTACCTCTACGTCCCGTCAGCGGACAGGATCATCAACCAGTCAGAGAACCCTCTCACCTCTGGCCCCAAGTTCGTTGTCGCCCAGCGCACCAGCTTTGACCAGATGCGCGGCCAGTACGACGATGCGATCGGGCTCCTTGCGTTCATGGCGAAACTCTCGGTGCTCTCCCTCATCGCAACCGAAGATGCCGTATTCCGTGAAACGAACATCTACGGTGGCTTCCGCAACGTCAGGTACAAGCGCGGACGCTACGCCGTCAACCACTTCCCCCGTGACGCCAAAGTAGACAAGCCTGGATCCGATATCCCACAGATCGCATTCCAGCAGATCGACCGTGTAGAACGCTCGCTGCGAACCGCCACCCAATACCCCGTGTCTGAGGACGGCATTGCGCCAATGTCCTTCGTCACTGGTGAAGGGATCTCGAGGTTGAATCAGCCAACCGATCGCACCGTCGAGGAGTATCAGGACATATTCAAGGAAGCGATCGAGAAGCTCGACACTCGCCGCCTCGAATGGGATACCAAGATGTATCCAACCCATGAGAAGCCGATGCACTCAATGGTGGCAGGGATCGGCTACGACGAAAAGTACACCCCCAAGACCGACATCGGACACAACTTCCGCACACGGCGCGAGTTCGGTGTCATGGCCGGCCTAGACGACCCGACCAAGATCGTTGCCTCCCTCCAGTTGTACCAAGCCGGCGTTGTCGATCTCGATTTCGTGCGTGAGAACATCCGTGGACTAGGCGACCTTGACCGCCTCCGTGACGGCTCTCGCCGTGACCGTGCCGAATCTGCCCTCTACGGTGCGCTCGAACAGCAAGCAGCCCAAGGCGACCCGCGTGCGCTGATGGCCCTCACCGAGATATTCATTGACCCTGACCAGGCAGGCGAAACGATGAGGAAGTTCCATACACCCGAGGAGCCCGAGATGTCACCAGAGGAACAGCTCATGGCTCAAGGGTTGGATCCGAATGCTCCCCAAGGCCCAATAGGGCCACCCCCTGATGCACAGACCGTGCTCACACAGCTCGGTCAGGGTGGGAACATTCAGGGTGGCGGCGTACAGACAGTCGGACGGATACCGTAGGAGGAACCATGGGAAAGAAAACGATAGGGAAGGCCATTGGGCCTTTCGACAAGTACACAGAAGTCCTTATCGAGAACATCGGCACCGTTGGTGTGCCGGCTCGCAAGGTCTGCAAGGTAGTGCAGGACGAGGAGACTGGCACAGTCTCATTCGAGCTCTACGACCCAAAGCCAGAAGCCAAGAAGCCGGCGGCGAAGAAGGCAGCCAAGAAGTAGATGGCACGCAAGCGCGACTCAACTCCACGGAACCCTGCCCCCACTTCCCTTCCAGGGAGAGATTCGTCGCGCACAGATGGTGGGGCAGGGCAACCGATTCGTGTGGCCTCCGGTCAGCCGCAAGGAGCTCGCCAAGCACAGGTCGCCCAACAGCAGGGAGCTCCCCTTCCCGTTGGGCCACCCACTGCTGGGCAGCCTCAAGGACAGCCGCAGCCACAGGGCCCACCACAACCCGCGGGGCCCACACAAGCTGAGCAACTGTTCGCACCGACACAACGACCAAACGAACCTGCAACCAGCGGCATGAGAGGAGCCACACAGCCAATTATGGGCCCAAACCCTGATATGGCATTGCAGATCATGGCCGCGGTCTATCCGCATCCAGACATCCAAAGGCTCCTCAATGACACTTCCTCGGGTTAGTTACTACCTCTCCCCGTCGCTGTCGATATCTGATGATGTGGCACCAGCAACCGCGCTCCCCTCATGGGAATCTGAGCTCCAGTTTGCCGATGAGCTCTCCGCGTCAGAGTCAGAGCACCTCTACTGGTCGAACCTCATCACCCCACAGATCGCGGCGACCACCATCGCGATCAGCCAGCAGTACCCGTGGCTGTCGCCTGGAGTCGCGACGGGCGCAGCGTTCGCAGGAATGGATCCGTCTGACCCTGCCCTCAAATGGCTTGCCGACCGTGAAGCGCAACAGGCCGACCACGGTGGTGTGTTCTCCGCAATCGGTGACGTACTCGGTGCGCCGTTCACAATGTTCAAGGGTGCGACTCGACTGGCAACTACAGGATTCGATATGTTGTGGGAGGAAGGGCTCTCGCGTCCTCTCCGTACCGCAGTAGGGATAGGCCAGGAACTTCCGACAGGGGAAGCGTACCGGCTCGCGGGTGCGTCGATCGGCACACGCTCCATAGGGGAGTTGTTCGGTGGCGAAGGCGACCTCGATGTGGGTGAACGGATCGAAGCGTTTACGAGGAACGTCACACCATTGCCGTCCCTCCCAGGACAGAACGTGAACCTCGGATCGGGTTACCTGCCGTCCTCCAACATTGCAGACAGCAACGACCGACAGGTACAAGCCCTCACTGAGCTCCTGATACGGCAAGGCATCCCGAACACTCGAGCCGCAGCCCAAGCTACCCAATCGGTGCAACAGTCCTATGGCCGTCCAGTCACTCAAGAGGCACGCCTACAGGCCGAAACTGGCATCCAGATCACCGACAGGTACGGCAAACGTGTAGCGATCAGTCCAGGTCGGCTCGCAGCGGTCGGCTTCGGCATCGATTCTGACACCACAGCGTTCAACGTCGTGTCCGGTATTGGCGACTTTGCAGCACAGATCTTCCTCGACCCA